TCCCTGGACCTCTACAGCGGTTGAACCTGCATTTGTTATAAATGCGTTATTACTCAGCAGTAGAACATTGAACAGTGTGTCATTTACACATACACTACAAACCGTCGTATTCATCTGGGAATTTGTCACGCTCAATTGAGCCAGCGTTCCGACTGGGCTAGTAACGGTAGCGATCCCGTGTTGGCACCCCGTAACATTAGAGTTCGCCATTGTAACGCCCTGCACCCAGTCTCCGTAATAGATGCCGTATCCACAGTTGTTAAAGTTAGAATTTACGACATTTATTTGAACAGCATAGGTGCTGCCCGTACCAGAACCATTAACCGATATTCCAATGCCATTCTGGGAGGCTATCCCCTGATACATTAGGTTTATTACAGACACATCTGAAATGCTGTTATCATACAGACCCACAGCACAGTATGTCGTGTCCGCACCGTAGGCGTCTACTCCTCTAAACGTCAAATTTTCGAATGACGACGCCGCCGCGTAAGCAGAATTAGGATTCGTAAATGTACCTTGTATCACCAGACAATTCGAAGTCCCGATCTGATCCGTCGTGACGGTCATATTGGCGACGCGCGCGCTCGAAAACTGATTACTGTAGTTAATAGTAGGTCCGGCAACCGGCCCTTGCATATTTATAACAGCACAGTCGCTTCCATCGCCCACAAATTCGAAATGTTTACCCGCAGGCACCGTCACCGATGGCGCTGCGTTAAGATTGTAGCTGCCACAGGGGACATGAACCACCCCGGACCCTCCGGACGCCGTAAATGCCGCCTGGAAGGCGGTGGCGTTGACGCTGGCGGAGTTACTCGGCGATGCGCCATAGGCCATCACGTCGTATATGGGGACATTAGTTTGAACTCCTGTAGGCCCGGAATACTTCAACCCCGGTCCGTTAGGCACCAGCGAAACGCCGTTAACAGCCCCCGCCCCGTATCCCAGTGCAGTAGAAACTCCAGAACCCAGCCCAGAAACGCCGGTAGTGATTGGTACTCCGGTCAACGACGCGCCCGAGCCACTAAACAACGATGCAGTAACTGTGCCGCTTGAGTGTATTGCACCATTTACATCCAACTTCGCAGCAGGAGACGATGTTCCCACCCCTACGTTACCACCCACGGCGATGGACATAGACGGCGTGGTGCTTATGCCCCCGTTTTGAACAAAGTTAATCGCCCCGCTACGCGCCCACAAATCTACTCCATAGGTTGTGTCCCCCGGAGTAGAATTAGTCTTGCGAGCCATTAAACCCGCTGCTTGCGCCTCGGTAAATCCTGAAGAAGCACTGTTGCCAGCTAAACTTATGCCGCCGCCTGTACCTACAGCTTCTGGCGTCTCATTACGAAAGGTCGCTGCTGACGTGTCCCAATAAAATGTCGGAGAAGTTGTATGGGCATAATCAACGGTCAACAAAGTAAAAGAACTGGGGGATACAGTTCCTATACCCGTAGCGCCGGTTACGTTAAGAGTGCCCAGCGTCCCCACGCTCGTCAGCGAAGACGCCGTAACTGTGCTGTTAAGCGTGGACCCCGTTAACGATCCCGCTGGGGCGTTGTTAAGAGTGGCCAAGCTGCCAAACGCCACACCATTCGTTTTGGTGCAAGTAACCGTTAGCGACCCCGCCGACGTAGTGCAATCTCCTCCGATAGCCGGGAACTGCGCCGCCAGCAGCGTTCCACTCGCCATTGTGGACAAATTGACGCTCGCCCAGGCGGGGGTGCTACCTCCGGTCAATACCTGCGAGGTCGTGCCGTTACTTAGTCCTGTGACTACCGTACCCGTGGTCGAGTAATAAGCCAGGTTGCCCGCCGTTCCGGACGAGACCGTGCCGCCGCCCCCGCCCGTGGTGCAGGACCCGCCCGCGTCCACCACATTGCCGTTACTGTCAGCCTGTAAGCAGTGCCCCGAAACTAGTGCCCCCGAAACCGTACCAAACTTTGTGGTGTTACCCGACAACGTGCCCTGCGTCAGCGCGCCCGTACCGTTACCCAGCAACGGCAACCCTGCGGTAAAACTGGTCTTACCTGTCCCCCCTATGGTTACGGGGACCGTGTTGTAGGACAACAAGCCGCCCGCCGCATTGGGCGGGTTAGCCAACAGAGAGAACACGTTTGTGTTGATAGTGAGCGGCGTGCCGCCCAGGTATAGTCCCGCCACGTTCATGGTGCCCACACCCTGGCACCCACCCGTCACGGTCGCCGGTAACAACATACAACCATTGTTATAGGCGATGCCCCCCGCCACAGGAAGGAACGGTGACGGAGTGGGTCCTGGCCCGTCAGCGCGGGCCAACGAGACCCCTAGAACGACGAATAGGGCGACTAGTAGCCAGCGACGAATCATGCGGCCCTCGCAGCGTCTAAGGCGGCCCGACCCTTATCGGTCAGGCAGTCCGGGGGAAGCTGCCATAAGTTGTACAAGTACACAAACGTGCAACGGCAGAAAGGTTCCTCCGCTGGCTGGGTGATCTCGTCAGACCAGGGGTTATCGCCCTTGCGCACCAGACCCTGCTTGACGGCCCACGAGTCCCGGATCATGTAAACCTTGCCGTCGCGCGCCTTGTGCTCTTTGCGATAATCGTAATTTTCTTGCCGCCAACGGCTGTGCCAACGCGCGGCAATCGCGCCGCCGCCCTGAGCTATCGTGGCGTTAATGCTGCTCGCTAGCTTGTGGCCCTGGTCAATCATGACCCGGCGCTCAGCCCACGGCAGACTGGCGAGCGGCTTACCCAACGTTTCGCGAACCTTCGCCCGCTCAATTTTGACCCTGTCCGTCTCCGGGATGCTAGTCATCCAACCAACGAAGCGACGCAACGTCGCGCCCACCATTTCCTCACGGTTCAACTTGATAAGGTTGACACTGGCCGCGATCCGCTTATCCAACAGCGCACGTAACTCGGGGCTCAACCGTTGCACCGTAAATCGGCTCACGCCGGCCGGGTTCTTAGTGGTGCGCTCGAAAATGCGCTGGAACTGCTCCCGAAGCTTGCGCGTCAATTCCGCTTCCGGCGTCATGCTCTCCTGCGCCGCCTGCTTGATGCGGCGCATCCACTCACCCACTTGCTCGGAGTCGGCGAATCCGTGCTCCTGGAAGTAGGCGAAGGCGGCGGTGATGGTCTCCTGGAGGGTCACTTCCGCACCTCCGGATGACGCGCCAGGTAGTCTTCGATCTTCGCTATGCGCTGCTCAGCCGGGGAACGTGGCGTAGAGCGCCGGAGATACGCTTCGAGCACCGTAGAATCTTTTCGGGCGGCCCCTGGCTGGGCGGCGCTTCCCCCGCCCTCTTCGCCTTCCGTTGCTTGATCCTGCATCTCTTGCTGCTGCTTAGCCTGCTCCTCAGCGTGGGCCACCAGGGCGTCTATGTCCAAATCCAAGTCGTTGGTGAACAAGTTGCTGCTGCTGTTCAAATTCGCCTGTAACCACTCCAGCACCTTCCCCATGTTGTCGGGGTCAGCTATCGGCAACAGGGTCTGCGCTACCACCAACTGCGCCTGCAGCTTGGTCTCCTCCAACTGTACACGCACGCTCTCCGGTTCGCGACGCAAGGTCGGCCAGGTGGCCTCGAACGAGTTCTTCCATCGGTAGAAGCACTCCTCGTAGTCCTCGCCGATGTCCTTACCATACTTGGCGAGCAGGCTGGCGTGAAACTCACGGTTCCACGCCCTGTGCATCGTCGCGTGGTCGAAGAACCTGTAAGCGGGCTCCAGCCACACCCGCATTTGGTCCAGGTAGTCCGCCACGTAGTTGGCGTCCTCCGTGCCCTCGCCGAAACCCTCGGCGAACGTCTCTTGCAGCAGTATCTTGGCGGGCATGTCCGCCGCCGTGGCGATGTTCTCGATGATGTTACGGCGGGCTACGCTGAGTGGTCCCTCCAGGTTTTGCAAGTTCAGACTCTCGACCCTCTCGCCCTCGTTGATGCTAATGACGTTGTCGGTCTCCGCCACCTTGAGCATGCGGCGCTTGAATGCTGCCGCCGTGTTCATGATGGCGTCGATGACGCTGCCCACCATCTTGATGGTTGCGACGATCAACCCGGCCTTGCGCGCCACCATGTCATCGGCGCGCATCGTATTTATGAAGCTCTTCAACGGGAAAAGCGCCCGCTGATAAACACTGCGGCCCGAGAAGCCGAACGCCGAGCTAGTGTACGCGATGTAAATGGGCTGCTCGTTAAACAACGTCACAGAACGCGAGCGGTCGTACGGCGTGCCCGCCACGCTGATGCCTACGTGCTTCTGAAACGTGATGCTGTTGGGGTTCTGATCCAACACCAATGAGCCAGCAGTGTTGAGTGGGTCCAGCACGTTGTAACTGATGTCCGCCCGGCTCAATTCATCCCACTTCACCGGGGTGCGGGGGTCCTTACCTTTCTCCAACAGCGCCACGCTGGCATTGCCGTACACACGGGCTAACGTAGCCAGCGCGCGGATGTTCTGGTGACAGCTGTCCCGCTCGTACTGGTCATTGAACGCTTTGACCAAATCGTCCTCGGGGCCGCCCGGTATCTTGATGACGCGGGGCAGCCTCATCGCCATCTTGATCGGGGTCTCGGCCAGTTTTTGCCCGATAGGATGGTAAAGGAACAGAATTTTGCAAATCTCGTACGACGGGTCCGCTCCCGGCTCAATTTCATCACACATCAACACCCGCTGTAGCGATGTGCCAATGCTGGAAGACGAAACTGAGAGCGATGAGGTCACGTCAGTTTACCCGTCCCTCGTCCTGCGCCGCGCGGCGGTCCATCTCGGCGCTCAAGTTCTCAATCGTGCGCCCCAGAAGGTCATATAGCCCGCGCGCTCCCGCTAGGCTAGTCGTGAAGCTGCCGCCGAAGACCGGGGGGCTCGCAGGGTGTAACTGCTCACCAAACGTCACCCGCAGCATGCCCTCGCCGTTGACGTACACGCTGAACGCCGCCGCGTAAGTGCTGGGCGTCTTGCTGATGTCCGCAACGTGCTGTAGCATCAGCCTCTGCTGCTGGTCTTCTTGCCCCAGGGGCTCCACTATCGTGTGAACTGCTTCCATCCTGCTCACCCTCGCTCACTGAGTTGTGTGCCCTTCTCCAAAAGACGCAGGCACCCTTGTTGCGTTCCCCAAACTAGAGAGTTCACCTAAACCTGCCCGTCAGTCGGTAACGTAGCAGATACGCCAACGCCATGGCCGGGTCCTCGCCATACAATGTAGGCAGCATGCCCCGCCACTTGCCGAACTCGGGGCTCGCCGACCAACGTATGATCGCAGCCATCGCCGGCAGATCGTCCAGGCTACCCGCCCGGGCATCCTGAACTGCGTTGTGAAATGCCGACACTATGGTGTGGTCATCAGCGGTCATCAGAAACCCTCCCTGTTGCCCAGGCTCAGTGCTATGGCGTAACAGAACGTGTCCAACAAATCATCCTCGTCCATGTCCTTTTCGCCAATGCGGAAGCCTACCACCTGCGTCAATAGGTGGTTGCGCACCACACCCTTGTAGTTTACGGTCTTCTCGAAGGCGTGCTGACTGATCTTGACATGATCCTGGTGAACGTAGCCGCTCACCGTCAACGCCCGCTCGCTCTTACCCAACGCCGTCAACTTGCTGTCTATCGGCCGGGCCGGCCAACCATGCCGCACGGCGTGCTGGTTGAGTACCATACCGCTGGCCTTGTCCTCGATCCACGCCCCAGAACTGCCCATACGTGCCCGGCACTCGCCCGACAACTCCTCCAAACGGCGGAACACTCCGGGCACCCACGACGTGAGCAGCGATCCCTCTACCTGACTCAGGTCCCAGTCCAGTAGTATCAACTTCGGGCCGCCTATCGGGTGAGCTCTGTACGCTACGTACAATACTGCCGTGCCGTCGTTGGTCTTGCCCGTCTTGGTCGCGCTGTCGATAACTGCGAACACAGTGTCGCATCCGTCTGGATACGGAACCGGCTGACCCTCGCACAACAACTTCTCCCTAGAGAAGAACGCTACGCCACCCCAGTCTACAAACTCGGCGAGGTATTCCTGCTGATACACGAGCGGGGGGTAACGGTGTGGTAGGGCAGCCACGGCGCTGGCGTCCAACGTAGGGTTGGCGGCCGTAGGAGCATGAAACTCTTTGTACCCCAACGTTTTATCTTGGCACACGGTGTAAAAATAATTATCAGGGTCTACACCCTTCGGGGTGCCCGCCAACGTGATCGTTCCGTTACGGTCCAGCAATGTGGGCATTATAGCCTGCTCTACCGTCTCACGTAAACCCTTCTTGACCAAACCGGCCTCGTCAATTACGGCATGGTCATAAAATCGCGAGCGCCCGGCGTCCTCGTTGTCCAGGGTCCAAAACTCTACGCAACCCTCGCCCTCTGTTTCAATAAATTTGTCTACGCTACTGGAGCGCACGGTAATAGGACTCAACATCTTGTGAAGGCGCACATAGGTGGGGCGCATCAACTTGTAGTCGGGTGTAAACCAACCTACGCGCTCGCCTCTCGCCGCGAACCCGCCAAATATAGTTTCTAACAACGTGCTCTTACCAAACCTCCGGCCGCAACGCAACACGTTACGCATACACAACTCGGCCTTAATGGCCTCCTGCGCTGCGTGCAACTTGGGTTGCTCTATGGTGGCGTAGCGTATCACGCGGCTTTTGCCTTCACAACTCATCCTCCGTCGGCCGGGGGGCAAAGGTCCCCTCGGGCTGCTTGGTGGGGTCTCGCATGTTAGGCAAACCTGTGCTGTTCTTCAGCTCAATGATCAGCTTGTTCTCGCTGCCGTTCTGCTGGATCTGACCATCGGGCTTGTTGTACGTTTCTGGTCTATGAACACGCAACCACTCGCGAGCTGATAACGGGTCTGCGGGAATGTGGTTGACGATGGCTACGCGTTGTACGCCCGAATCCTTGTCGTAGAACAACTTCTCGCCCGGCTGCTCATACCCCACCGCGCGCTGGAATAGTGCAGCTTCAACCCGCTCGCTGCGTGCGTCTGTGTGGGCGCGCATAGCTGCACTGAACTCGGGGTATATCATGGCCCACAGCCGCAGAGTGTCGGAGCCGATGCCCAACAGACGGCACATCTCAGACTGCGTGTATGCGCTCTGTGCGGCTGCCATAATTCTGTCAGCATAATCCCTCCGGTACCGGGGGGGTGGCGCATTGGGGGGCAGGAAAGCGCCCGGCTGGGGCTTAACCTGATTACCCGATTTCGCTGCCACGCGCCGTATCCCGCTGGTCCCTGTGTGTGACCGGAGCACCATAGCGCGAAATCCACCGGTGGGCAAGGGGCTTGACGGGGTGCCCTTTCCGCGCGATACTAACCATCGCTCAGCGCCTCCCAGCTCTAAGCGTGCCCCCTGGACCCTCCCTTGCCTCGTGCTGCGGAGGGTCCTTTCATGACCGGGGGTTTATGATAGATATCACGGCGAATTACAACTAGCCGAAAAGTTTTGATAGCCGTTTTCCCCTGGAAACACTAGGGGGAGCGGGAAACCATATTGTGTTATGACATTTTCGTACACACCCGCCGGCGGGCGCGCCCGCCCGCGAGAAGTTATCATAACTTCTCATACGCGCGCTAAACCACTCCCCCCGTTGATGAATCCCCCTATCGCTTTCTCGATAGTCTATCGGAAATAACACTAGATTTTTACCGCGAAAGCTGCGGATTAAATGCGCCTTACTCCCGCCTTATTCTCCTAAGATTATAACTAAGTTATTAACTTGAAGGAATAAGCCGTGGCAAACCCGTCCCCAGAACTGTTAGACAGGATTTACGAGCTAATGTTACAACACAAATCAGGTCGTACAACTACGAACTGGACAGCCCATAAATTGTATCAAGAGATAATTAATTACCACTTAAAATCAGTTTTAACAGTTTCGGATCTCGTAGAAAGGTCTACCCAATTTATTAACCTGTATTTGAATGTTAATCCACCCATTCCTAATCGAAATGTTCTAATTAGTAACGGTGTATGTCACGATACAAATAATGGGTGGGTTGCTTTCAGACTAAAATCTTTACAGAAGTGGATTCAAAGCAAAGGAGACAAGGAAATTACTCGTTCAGATATTACTCAAGCTATTTACCGCATAGGAGGTAAACACCATTTTTACAATTTAAAAGGTCACGGAATCAATGCGTATTGTATTCCTCAAGAATACCTAAGTATCCTAACACCACTCACACACCAAACACAGTAAACCGAAGTATATCACCCACCTCTGCCCAACTCCACATTGCCGGCCCTCCGGCCCAACGCCCCAACGGCGCAGCAGCCCGCAGGCCATCATCACTCAGCGCCACAGCGTCCGAGCCCCGGAAGAGCCAGAGTTCATCGTCACCTTTAGGGGTAATCCGGCGCACAGCGACGAAGGCTCGTCCGCCGAGGCGGCAACGCCGGGTTAGCCAGCTAATTTGTAGGGGGCGTAGGGTTATGGCCCATGCGGCCGTGCGTTTACACTCAACCCAACCTTGGGCACCTCCGGGCGCGCAGAACTCCGTATCTGGCACCCCAGGGCTGGTAGTAGGACTCTCCAGGTGCGTCCACATCCAGGCGTGTAAACCTTTTCGCAGCTCAGAGCGCAGGCCAGCGTCGGGGCCTTTATGAACAGTCATTTACTATTCTGATTCTCCTGAGCCTCGGCGTCGGCCATCGCTGACCCCGTACAACCTGACCTTCAACCTAAAGGCTTTGCCCAAAACGGCAGAGCGAGATTTTCCGAGTTCCCGGCCGATCACAGATGCCGAAGCGCCTTCGTCAGCACGGCGAATCAGGTGTTTTACCTCAGCCCTTGTCCACGGGGTATTGTCTGTATAGGTCACTGTCCCTTCTCCTCCAACATAATCCGCAGCGCTGAAGCCGCTGCCTCCAGTTCTTGTAGCCACCCCCACCCCCGCCTAAGCCAACGTGGGCCGGGGGTCCTGGCGCGTACTAGGGGAATGCCTCCGGTGGCTTTCGCCCCTTGGACGTGGGTGATGGCCAGACGCGCGGCAGTGTCCGCCTCCGTGCTCCCTACGTGCGGCGCGGGGCTATAAAATTTTGGGTTCATCAGCTAGAACCTGCTTCAGCTTGTTGAGCAGAGTAATGTAGGCTAGTTCGGCATTCGCCTGGGCGACCTTAACGTTGGCGAGCGCTTCCCGATGTTCATCGAGACTTGCAGCTGCTCCCCACTGATAGCCGATGGCGAAACCAGCCGTGAGCGTGACGATCCCGAAGGAAAGCGCCTCGGCGAAGAGTAGGGCTGTCATTTCGCGGCTTTCTTCGGCATGTCGGCTTCGATCTCGGCGAGGATGGCGACGGCAACGCGTGCGGCCCATTCTGGATCAAGTGCCATATCAACGGCATCGGCGTCTCGTATCTGCGAAAGCGCCTTCGTCGCCATCTCCAGCTTCGCCTTGGTGGCGAGAATCTATTCTTCGGCACTTTCGGCTGTCGATTGCACAAGGCGTTGTGTGAGAGCAGTTTGCTCTTCGGCTTCCGCCAGCTTCGCCTTGAGCGCGTCGCGTTCGTCAAGGATGGCGAGAACGTTCTGCGGCTGAGACGCGATGAGATGGTCGGCGTTATCCTCTGATTTGGGGCCGCACCCTGTCGTTGCAGGACACTTACCGCTGGCGTTAAGAAGGAACAGCACCCCGACGAATGGGTCGGTTTGCTGTATTTGTTCGCGCATTTCGCCTTCTGCGGCTTTGCGGTTCTCGACTTCCTCTCGCCAAAGGGTACACTCCCCGGCGCTCGCCTTCTCGGCCGCCTCGCGCATTTCCTTCGCGATCTCATCCACGGTTCGGTTGGTCATGGCTTGGACTCCGAAGGTTGAGATAAGGTTAGCGCCAGTCGGAAATGTCGAAAGAGACAACGGCTAGGAAACCGGACGCGTCGACGTCGACGCCCTTCGGTGGCGAGTCCACATAGATGCGCGATCCGAAGCCTTCGCGCACTCGGCGCAATATGGACAGGAACAAATCCGAATTAGCGTAGGGGCCGAACTTTGCATGCGCGCGGAAAGCCGACATGTCGCAATGCTTCCGCGTCAACGTAGGGACATCGACGGCGCGGCGTTCGTTAGACCCGTCGACGTTCGTAATCGTGTACGGCTTGGCTTTGAAAGTTACGCGGGGCATAGTTGGACTCCAAGTTAGCGGCGCAAGGCTTGCGCGCTTGCGTTCGTCAGTCATGGGTTGACTCCTTTGCCATCTCACGCCTCCCCATCAAGAGCGTTCTGCGAGTCGTCGTCAAATCCATGGTCGCGCTCCCCCGGAAACTCCGGTTTTTCCGGCTCCGGTTCAACCGCAGGCGGTCCGGAGATGTATAGCCGGCCGCGATGCGCCATCGCGGCCAGGAGCGCGATCTCTGCGGCGTGTGCGCGCTCATTAAACTTATCACGAGCGGCAGCCATCTCACGACCCTGGTCATCCAGGGCCGCCATAATTTCGGCCTCGTAGGCCGCGATGAAATCAGTCATGCTCATTCTCCCATAATTAAACTATCACAACAAACGTCACCTGGCCGCTTGCGGCCCGGCGCTCTGGTACTGGTACTTACCCGTGTATGGGCTGTCAGTAGGCATATCCAGTCTATGCCACACCACCTGGGCTATCGGTGTACCTGCGTACAACCGGACAAGTCCGGGGGAGTGGTTGGTCAACTCCAGCGTTAGGTAGCCGCTCCACCCTGGCTCTATGACCGTGTTTTGAACGGCCACCCCCCGCCTAGCCCAACTGGACTTGTCCTTGACGTAGGCGATGATGTCCGGAGGCATCCGGAAATATTCTTGCGCACTGGCCAGCTGGAAGGAGCCGACCATGTTCGCAGGGTTAAGCACCACGTCGGCCGCCAGGGTGATGTCGTAACCCGCCGGCCCCAGGCCCCCCGTGGCCAGGCTTACCGCGTCGGTAAATCGCTCCCTACAGGGGGTGACCAACCCCGCGTGGCGTATACTTTGGGCGCTTAGTACGGTCATGTGTAGTGTGCTCCTGTGAATAGTACAATTTCAACCCAGCCGAATCTTCCCGGCTTGCTCCCATTCCCGCACGTCGCGCCGCCAACCGCCCCGCGCCACATAGCTTCCTACAGTCATACCAACTTTCAGCATGCGAAACCGTTGAAAAGAATCAGTCGTCGGTAGCTGAACATTCTCGTTCAACCAGATAAAGCGCCGTAGATCGGCACTTGGCACGCGACCTATAATGTCCAGCACGTGGTCTATACCCTCGTGCAGACCCCCCCGGCGAGGTAGCGCCCGCGCGCCCGGGGGAAGCCGGCGTATGGGGTGGCCCACTAGGGCTTCTGCTCCTGCAAGGGCCTCTGGGGTGTTGGCCCGAAGAAGGGCCAGCACAAGGTCAGCCTGGTAAAATCCAGCTGCATCTAGTTGTTCGTATAGTGCCCCGGCATACCAGGGCAACCCCAGCTCGCGGGCGGCTGCCCGCTGAACCGGGATTGGTAGGGCCTGCACGACCCTCCGGTATTTTTCCAACATGGTGCGCCCCCCGTATTGGTGTTATGTGGGGTCGCCCAGACTGATCACACCCCGCGAGGCATCATAGCGGATGTCGCCGATGGCCAAGGCCTCGTGTTCTTCCCTGGCACCCGTCTTGGTCTTGCGGCCCTCGGCCATGCTGCGCGCCACTGCGGCAGCCACGTACTCACCCACCGTCATGCCTTCGCGGTAATCCGCAAACCGCTTGGCGCGGGCCTGGAGCAGCTTCTCCCCCATGTGGATGGTTTTGAGATGGAAGGTGGGGGCGCGGCCCCTGTGGCCGTGGGTGGGTTCCTTCGGGGCCTTCGGCTCCTTGGCCTTCTTCTCCTTCGGGGCCTTGGCGGCCTTCAGCGGGGCCTCCGCGTGATTCTCCAACGCGCGCTGACCGGAGGCGAAGGCTACGAGGCTGGAGTGCAGCGCGGCGATACGCTTGGTGGCTGTGTCGCGGTCTTTGAACTTCTTCACCGGCTGCGTCTTGCGGCCGTTGGTGTCGAAGTGCTTGATGGACGCCGCCACCTTACACATGCGGTTGTATGTTTCCACCAGTTCCGCGCCGGTCATACCCTCCAGGTTGATCGGTTCCGCCGCGCTGAGGTCGTATGTGTGGTCGCCGAGGTTAAAATTGTAATTGTGGGACATGATGCTCACCGTGTAGAGGTTCTAACAGACCGTGACTTCGGGCCTCGTCAGCAGGGGCAGTACCCCTGGACCGCGCGCATGGCGCGGTTTCGGCCTTTAGACAATTAACTCTAAGCTGCCCTGTACCGTCTGTCCCTTATGGAACTTCGGGATCATCTCTCGTCTCCCGCTTCACCCGGCCCGTTTGCCGGTAAACCCAACCTAAGCCTTAGTTGCTCAAAAGCCAAATATGAAATTTAGGTGGTGCGCAACTAATTTTCAGCTACCTGTTACCACGCAGCCATGGCCCCAGAAGAATCCGGGCCTGCCCTGGATCTTTAGTCAGCCGCCATGCTCTGATGGTGAGCCCCAGGGGCACCCCTGGCAGCGCGCGCCAGAACAGCACGAAGTTGGTCTCTTTGTAACCCACAGTCAACCCTCCTTCTTAAAGGCAATAAGCCCAACACGACAGACTACCAAAGTTGTTAAAGTGCTTCTCCGGGGACCACTCCTTTCCGTAAATAGTTTCTGGTACATCAGGATGATCTCGATACCGACCTACTAACTGATCTCCATCTATTTTTATTAACAACTCCGGGGTTTCCGAGTCGCACGTCAAAAACAAACCTTCTGGGGTTTCAGTAATCCCGTCCGGGGAACCAGACAGCGGGTCGGCGTCGTCTGTGCCCTCCAGGCACAACTTCTTGAGTTCTTCGTAAGTCATGATTAACCCTTCTTCTTGAATCGCCGGCGTGCCCCGCCGGTAAACCCATTAAGCGCTTGTTGCGTTGAAATTGTCCGGCGCGGCAACGCCGGGAGTTGCTTGGAGCGGAGGCCGCAGCCCCCGCTCCCCATTATTGTGGGCGACCCGAGTACAATCGGGTCGCTTCCTCGAGGGCTGCGGTCAGCTCCTCGAGTGACAGCCCATGCTCCGCGCCGATGGCGCGGATCGCATCCCAGTCCGCTAGACCGGGATACGCAGCGGCGATGGCGCTCATGAGAGCGCCGACCGCCGCGTGAAAGGTCTCGGTATCCACCACATCACCCCCTTTCCTGCCGGTTTCGCCCTCGCTAAGACCCCTCACCTCCCCCGGCAGAAGGAGGCTAGTCCGGGTGTGGGCGCGACCCACTTTGTCGGGCCCCCGCCGGGCCTGCTACGGTAGCGCGCCCTTTCGGGATGTCCTGTGCCGGCGGGCCACGGGACTGCGCCTTTGCACCGCTCGCGCTCTCACCACGCGCGAGGTCGGGACTCCGCCAGACCGGCTTACGCTGCGGTGCGACCGCAGGCGGTACGGGGCCTGTTTTCGCGGCCGCCTCAGCGCCGCTCAATGGAGTAAACTCATTAAACACGGGTTGCGTATAAAAACCAAACCTAAAATTTAGGCGCGCAACCCATATCAAATATAATAATTAGGTTTAGTTGGTCATCAAATGCGACCGCTACCGGGGTAGCTAAGAAGACGAAGTTATACTAACGTAAACTCTGTTGTTTGCTGTGCACTCTATAGTATATAGGTAGAACACCCAGACCACTGTGCTGTTATTTTTGGTAACGGACATCCCAAGAACTCCACTTAGGGTGCCTAATAAGGGGGGTGTAAACCGTAAAAACGGTAGGTCAGATGGGAACAGGCGTCTTGGCGCGAGTCACGCAGAGCGGAGACCACAATTGGGCGTCCACGCGACCGCCGTTCACCTGCTGGAGTCCATACCCTGCAACCGGCCTGCCATCCCCTACCTGCCGATGTTATGTGCGCCACCACCGGCTGGGCTAATTGTAATTACAAACTCAAACCTAACTCAGGCCGTCCTCACCATAATCCTGCCTACTTCGGTTGTGCAGCAACCAACCCCAAAGAATTACCCCAGTGGATACAAACGCACCGACAACGTAGCCCATTAGGAAGATTACAAAGCCGTGCATTTCCCTGCCTCCTTCTCCGCCCACGCCTCTGCCCACGTTGCACCGTAGCCCGCCTTCTTATCTTTCGCCGCGCGGCCCCAACTGACCCCATACTCCGCGTCCACCAACATGGGTACGTTCAGCTTAACTACGTCCCTCATGATCTGCGCCGCGCGCTGACCGTCGGCCTCGCTTGTCAGGCTGAACCCCAATTCGTCGTGCATTTGCAAACGAGGCATGATACCCGCCCGCCAGCATTCCCGCATTGCCATCTTAGTCTGCCGCGCCGACGACCCCTGCACCCCCCGGTTAAACGCTTTTCGCACGTCTGCCCGGCGTAGCACCTTCCCGTACCACGGATGGTCGGCGTCCTGCGTGCGCCGCAGAGCCTCCTCGTAACGGCAAGGCATAACGCTCAGCATGGTGCGTCCGGCTTGCCGTTTGACCCAAGCGTTTTCCGCCTTGAACTCCCGGTAGCCCGGTTCCCAGTCGTCAAAATGTGCCCGCGCACCATCCACCAACCTTATATAACCCCGCCGGGCCGCCAGCTTTTGGAACTCCTGGTTTGCCCGACCTATGAACGGCATCTCCTGATCATAACGCTCCATAGTGCGGGCTGCCTCGTCCTCGGTCATTCCCGTCATCTCAGCAAACTTAGCTATTCCTGCCCCGTAAGATTTTGCGAAATTGCAATCCTTAGCTCGCCGCCGGGGTAGGCCTGTCATATCCACCACCAGGTTGTGAAAGTCCGTGGCGGGATCGGTCCTGTACCTGTCTGCCGCCTCGCTCGCCTTCTCCAGCTTCAGCAGCTCGGCGAAATGCACCATGAAGCGGTATTCCTGCTGACTGTAGTCCAAAGCCCCCCACAGGCACCCTTCGTCGGGGCGGAAGGCTGACCGTACCAGCGGAGCAGTCTCGTCGTCCCGGCTAGGCATCTGCTGAAGCGGGGGGTCGCTGTAACTGACCCGGTGGCTACGCGTACCCCCGCCCTCAGCACGGAATTGGTTGACCGTAGGGTGTATGCGGCCCCGGTGGGCGAACCCCAGAATGTACCCCCGAATGAACTTGTTAGCTAGGTCGTCGTACTTGCGCGCGGCGGCCACCCTCCTGGGTAGCCAGTGCTCGTGACCCTTCATCCAGTCCCCCTGGAAGCTTCCCAGGCCGTTCTCGTGAGCCTCTGAGGGTGCTGTCCGAGGAAAGACTATGCCGGCCTCGTTAAAGGTGCGCTCCAGCCGCTGGTTCGAGCGCACGTCGGTCATCGTCCACTGACCCCCCGCCTGCCGGGCTATCTCCGCTAGGGCCTCATCCCGCTTCTGGTCAAACAACGCCGCCGTTCGTATAGCGTGGTCCACGTCTAGGGCTAACCCGCGCCGCCGCATCTCTACGATCAGAGGTATCAGATCGCACTCCAACTGAAATGCTGAAGTCATCCCCTGAGCCTCTATCTCTGGCATGAGCGAAGCCAGTAGTTGCCGAGGCCGGCGCGCGTCCTCTTCTGCGTAGGGGGCCACGAACCGGGCCGGCAAACGCCACAGGTTGGGCTTGACGTTCTTGCCCGCGTAACCGTAGGCTGCAGCGGCCTCTCTTAACAGGTTCTCGTCTTTCCCCTCTATTCCTCGCCAGCCACAGATCGCCTCCATACTGTAGCTGCGCAGGTTCTCGTCCACCATAGCGGCGGCAGCAGCGGAGTCCACACACTGGGCCGGAGGGGCTACTCCAAAGTCGGCCTGTAGCCATCCGATATCGTAGCTTGCGTTAAAAAATACGAAGCGCGTCTCGGTCTGGCTAAAAAGTTTCTTCAACCAATCTGCCACCTGCTGCTTCGGGTAACTATCGCTGTCGGGGTGTTGTAGGTTAATGTAGATGGCGTGTTCTCGCCAACTGACGCTGATTCCGGCTACATAACCCAGGCCCGCGTGCCAGCCAGGGCCTTTTCCGGCCGCCAGGGCGTCGTCTCTCGTTTCTACGTCGATTCCGCACTCACTTTCCGAAGATAAATCGGGCAACTCAGGTTGAATCCAATTGCTCTCGGGCAAGAAAATAGGTTGTTGGCCCTCAAGATACATGGTCTTACCTTTTCAACCTTTCTCCGGTAACGGGTACAATGCTACCAACTCACTAAACTCCAGATCCTCGTGCTCGGGCTTTATCAGTATGGGCGGGTGGGCCTGTATGTGCTTCTCAAACTCCGTAAGAAACGGGTCCGCCTTGCGTCGGTTGAGCAGCAGTTGCGGCACCACGTCACCGTGAAAGCCCTTGACCCAGAACACGAAGTTGTACATTATTCGGGGTCTCCCTCTTCCGAACCGCTCGCGTGATGTCCCCCGTCCTCAGGGGTTCCGGGCCGCAGTGGCATCTCCACCACACCCCGCGCCAACATCTCGGCCTCCACCAACAACAGATACCGACGCAGATCTCTTACCTCCGCCAGCACGGTACCGTCCTCACCCCCCGGCCGTGTCGTGATTTGGGCGAAGATGTCCTCCGCCTGGGTCATGCGCAGCAGACGATCCGTCGTGGCTGCGTTTACGTGCACAGAAGTCGGCCATCCCGGCGGGGGGTCCGGGGGGGTCATCAGGACGATGAGTCGGTCGATCTTGCGCTTTAACATAAACCATGCGCTGCGGCCGCCGCTTTTTTTCCAACTCCCACCGTAGGTTTTGTCCTTCTCCTTCAAAAAGCGCACGTCCTCCTGAGCCACCGCGTTCATGTGCTGCCAGTAAGCGAAGTATTTAGGGTCAGACATTATGGTCGGCTCCGTCGTAAACTTCTTGTTCGTAACCCACGCGCCGGCGCATATAATCGTTGGCGCGCGTAACAATGAGGAGCAAGTCACTGTCCCCGAAACTAGCTTCAACCAACTGTGTGTTTAGCTTCATCACTTGTTCCCAGCAGCGTTGTACGATAGCCGCCGCGTAGCGGTTGCCCAGGTTACACTCGTGTAAACCGTGTTCCCACATCTCGATCATTTCGCACAGTTTGAACAGGGTTTTCGTCAAACCCCCCGGCCCGAGGATCTCCGGCATGTCAGCCACGGGTACCATAAACCGCTGCCCCATCTCCAGGCAAGCATGGTCGTCGATAGCGTTGACGGCTGTACGCAAAACCTCGTTACCCGCCTTAACAGGGTAGGGCAGGTCCCCCGTCACTACCTCGCCGATGTCGTGGAACATAGCATAAACGATCAAGTCCTGCGGGGCCTCGGGCCAAATGGCCAGCAGAATGCGGATGACCTGCCACGTGTGGCTAGCCACGTCTTGGGGCTTCAGCGTAGGCCACGTATGATACCGCTGGACGAGGCCCGCGCGCCGGGGGTCCAGGGTTTGGTAGTGAAACTCGCTCATTTCTTTCTCCTCCTCAACCACTCCTGGCAAGCCAATCGCCAGGGTGTGGACGTTATGGTGCTGGTGGTCAACAGCGCGCCTTCTAAATCACCCTGTTTGTACTGATGGTGGGCTAGTAGTGCCATCGCAACCGTGCTCAGCAAGAACGTGTTTTTACCTTGGAGTTGAACGCGAGTACCCACGTGCAACTGGTCCACCCAGTGAACTAAGTGCCTCAAGTCTACGTCAAACGTCGCCGGATTCTCCACCAGGGGGAAACTGGGTAGAGTGTAGCGCGGGTCGCTGACTACCTCGGCGAGCTGGTTTAGGGCTAGTATCTGCCGGGGGGTGTTGACCTCTTTATGGATTACAAATTCCAAACCCAAAAGCTTAGATTTCAAAGCCAATTTGTCGAGGTCCTTGATGTACGCGTGGTAGTCGTTGCTAAACTGGGTATAGACTCCGGCCGGATAGCTGCTCATACCAGCGACGTAGGCGTGCAAAAAGCCAAAGTGCACGGCGTTCGCGCCGTAACAGTTGTGCGCCAGGACCCCGTTGCCAACGAGGGCGGTGTGGTAGTCTTCAACCGTAAAGTCGTAGACGTCCTCCGGGGGCAACTCTCTTATCTCAACAATCTTGTGATTGGCCCTCATGCGGTTTTCTTGGTTTAGTCGCCTCATAAGTTCTGATTGTCGACGACGCTGCTCCGGGTCTGACCACCTAGAGGCCCGCCCCCTTCTCGCGGCCTCTCTTTTTTCCTCAGGTGAAACCACCTTAGCAGCTGCTTCTGAAGCCTTTTTTACCCTAGTTTTTCTTTCTTCGGGGGAAATTCCCTTCCAGTAATTTGTCATGGTTCTTTTGCTATGCTCTGTTTGTTTTTTGGTTAGAATAGCTCTTTCCTCTTCACACATATTTTTTATTGATACTTTCGCAGCCTTGCTAGCTATAGTCGCTCGGTCTCTCCTCTCCTCTTTACTTAGTGATAACATTCTAGCCCTCGCGTGTAACGCCATGTGCTCAGCTTGGGTGAGACGAATTAAGTTACTTTCTTTATCGTTGGTTACGTCCTCATCATCGTGATGTACGTGTATACCGTCCGGCTTAGGTCCCCGCAAAAACTCATCGTATGCTCTGTAAACAAACTGGGTATTATCGAACGAAGTGTTACCCAGTATGTTCTTCTTGATAATGGCTCGCCCTCCTTTCTGATCCACCCACGGAGCCCATATACGGTCCCCTACCCGCAAATCTCTGACAGGAATCTCAATCATTACTTTTCCAAGAATTGACGTAACACCCCGCCGGGTTTTCTTTTTGTAAAGTTTGTGGTCCCCAGTGAGTTTTAAAGTGCTTCCATCATCAAATATCAACTCTAATACGGGCTTTACACCCGTCTTCCAAGCACGGGTACACCACTTAATGGCCATATCACCAGTTTTAGGGTCAACAGCATAAACAGGGAAACGTTTAAGTCCCAAATTAAAGCGATCCGTAAGACTTCGGATAGACAGGTCTCCTTCCGGAGATTTAATTGAAGTATCTCCAGCTAGACACCCCATCAAAATGTCATTCGACCGGCAGCACACGGTCATATCGAGCACGCCGTTGCGCACCCTGAAATAAACGTGAGTGTTGCAAGGACGATCCCGCCAGTTGCCGCGAAGATCGTCCCAGCCCGTGCTGGACAGATCATCCCAACCCGCATCCCACATCTGCAGAACAGCCTGCCGCGTCTCTGGGTCGCGTTTCAACATGTTTATAATCACGGGCAGCTGATCAAATCCCTGGGCATCGCGCCAGCGCGCGCCGTAGGCACCGTGTATACGTCCGTCCGCCTCCGCAAACCTCTCGCCAAAATTCTTCACGTAATGGTTTAGAAACGCGGCGTCGTCGCGCCCGGCCAACATCCAAACCGCCTCGGCGAGATGGAAAAAAGGATTGGCGTCCCGTACTGCGCTATGGAGAACACATTCCCAAGAGTTCTCGTACACCGTGGCCACAGGCCCCGGCGCGGTCAGCGCCGGCCCGGCGCGTGTGTAGCGCAGCGTGCCCTGGTCGCCCAGGTAGCGCAGCCCTGCGGGTAGGGCCTCGGCCACGTTCCTTACCTTAATGACGTGTGTCATTTATGTACCTCCATCTCCATCGGGTGTTCGGGTGGCTGAGGTCCCACCTGTCCCCGTACCACCACAGCATCGTCTCCCACTCGTCCGTGCGTCCCCCGCCGTTATCCGCTGAGAATAGCACATAGTACAGACCAGGGGCCGGAGGGTTACGACTGTAGTAACGCGGGCGGGGGGTTTGCGTTTGTTTCACGGAATAAGACCCAGCTAAAAGCAGTAGAACAGGTAAGCCTCCCCCCGGTCGAGCATGTGGACATTTAGACCCACTGCGCGGTCAGCCGCCACCTTCCGCACGGCGTAGGCGTGCTTGTCGGCCGTGTTCTTCTGGTTAAGTGGTACATCTACCCCCCGGACGGCCCGTCTGTCCTGGACGGCATCCAGGCACGTCTGCAGGGGTGTATTCAGGGCCATTACACTGAGCGGGGCGACGCTTCCTAGTTGTACGAACCGCTCAGACTTCCACTGTCCGACGAGACGACCTTCGAAAACCACGTGATATCCTGACGCCGCGCGCCTAGCCACCCGTTCCTGTATCCAGTCTGCCGCACCCTTCCAGCTAAATTTGTCGCAACCACTACTTGTAGTTTCATAACTGCCGCCGAAGAAAAGCTTAGTGTTTGCATGTTAATACCAGACGAGCAACGGCTTGTTCTTTTCTGGGTGACCCATGGTGCAAGTAACTCCAGGCCCCGCCGTAGCCATAAGCCGCCGCACTAGATGCGTCTTTCCCGCTCCGCTCGTTCCGCGAATGTTGATAATCATTCTCTTCTCCTGTACCACCCTACCTATCATACGCCCAAACCAGGGGAAGTATAGGCCCGGTGGGCGTCAATCTTGGGCTCCGCGCCCACCAACCAAACTGCCGTTTTATCATCAGACCACTGGTCCAGGTAACCGGTCTCTGCCATCCAGTTGAAAATTTTGCCCTCATAAGTTGCGTGTAATTCAATGTTGTCAAACTTATACGGCATGCGGTCTCCGTAAATGGCGTAGCCCGAGCGGTGGAGGCTGACGCTATTATCCCAAGCAAACCCCCAGTCGTTCTGAATACCCATGCGACGTAACCGATCCAACACCCAGTAGTCTTTCTCCGGCCCTATTCCAACAGTAACCAACCTCTTCACGTTCTTCCGCCCGTGCCAGACCAAGCCACAGATGATGCTGGTTAGCGAGTTGCCGCTGCCGAAGGGCACCACAAGGGTCTCAACTTGCTCCGGTAGATTGATCACCTGGGCCGCCCCTACGGCATGAAACGGCCGCAACTCATTATCGGCTTCTGTGGTTATACCATAGGGTACCACGAAGTCCTCTTCGGTCTGCATCTTCTTGAGTGCGGACTGCAGCGCAGGATTATACCCCACCTTGGTTCGCGTGAACGTGGCTCCCAAAAGCCGGGCGATCTCCGTACTGGGGTGCCGGCTCGGTTCCGCCGCCGTTATGTGGTGACTGGGAAGGCCGTGGATACGGGCGAGGACGGCTGTCATACAGTGCTGGGGGCTTAGGGCACTGGCCGCAGTGAGAACCCGCCGGGCACTTATCCCCCGGTTCTCGAACAACCACCCGAGCTGGCGCAGTTTGCTTCCGTTCACACCCCCCGGCCCAAGAGGGGCGAACAGGTCTTCCCGCTTCAGCCATAGTCCCCTGTGGTTTTCCCAGGGGGTCAGGCGCTTGGCGGAGGCGCGGAACTCGGCCGGGGAGGGGAGGGGAATCATGACCAGCACTCCCTGTCGAACGAATTGTCGAAGCACTCCCAGCGGCGGCTCATCATGATGGGTTTTCCGGTCTCGCGGAAGTGGTTCTGCTTTCGGGGGGTCAGGCCCGGATCATTCGGATTATCCTCCTGCCGCAAATGAATAGGAAGGCAATCCCTCCGCATCTGCCAAAACTGGTTGGTCAACCAACCTTTGCCCCACTTCTCTTCTGCGTATTTGATGCGGTCGTGCATCATATCTGCGTAACAATTAGGGTAACGTCGGTTAGGGCGAAACCAACTCTTGAAAGTGCAAAAGGCACTCTCTATAGTGTGGTAGTGAACATGGCGGATGTCCACGTCTGGCACGTCCGCCATTCTTTCACGAGCCTCTACCAGAAGTTGGGCAGCTTCCAAACTTAGCCACGCCACTTGCTCCGGCGCGTACTTCCCCTCGAACCTTGTACTAGTGTGCCAATCCAGATCATCTCGCCCCAACACCTTCGCCAACCCGTTGCGGTGGCTCTTGCTACCGTCCATATCGTCAAGGAACAGCGTAGGACACTCAATGTCCACTCCGACCAGACGTAGGTACTCAGTGTAGCTGAAGGCACTGAGCCGGCCGAAGGTGAAAAACTTGCTTCTTATCTCTTTCCACAGAAGGTCGAAGGCCTCGGTAGGCCTTCGGCCCTCTGTAAATTGACGGAAGTACGCACTTTGATCCCCTTCTGTTAGCTTGCGGTAGCATTCTACCGAGCGCACGAAGTCCTTCTTGTGGTAACGGCGGTCGGTATCAAAAAGCAACTTAGTATAGTGCTCGTCAAACCAGTCCTTCAGGGCCATACAAGTCAGCCGGCGAAAGTCTGGAAAAGCGCGGTAAATCTGGAAACTGGTGATGATGTTTTGGGTGTTGCCGTTAATGAACGCCAACCAGAGCATTTGTTCCGCGTCGAGTTTGAACGTCTCCTGCAACCACGGGAAAGCGAAGTAAACGCAGCCGGGGTGCGTGCGGTGAACTAGGTGGAACTCGTAAAAACGTAGAAATACCTCCCGCCGGTAGCGGGGGTGTCGGAAGTCTTGTCTTGACTCCAGGTTAGTTACCTCTTGCTCCTGGTGCATTTCGCACCACCGCGCGGCGTCAGGCTGTCCGGGGGAGGTCAGGTAGTTGAGGGGTCCAGTCATTTTGCACCCTTAAGCAAGTCCACCACCAACCCAGGGGCCTCGTCCCGCGTTGCCCCGTGAACTTTGGCCCCAACCATTCCCAACTTGGTGGCGTAGTTGCGAGCACGGGTTATGTTACCCTTTATACCTTTCAACACCACGGGCCTGGGCTCACCCCCGTTGGCTGTCTGGCGCGCCCGGATACCTGCGAGACTCTCCTCCAGCGTAGTGCGCAACAGAACTATGTGGTAAGGACAACCCGCTTTCACCATCCGCTGGCAGAACTCTACGCCAACGGTATGGTTCATCATCCGTATACCTTCGAACAAAACGTGGAAGCCTGAAGAGCACCCATCAACAATCACCGGCCGGATGCTCTTGACGTCGCTAATGCGGTCGCACCCTCCGGTCGCGGCCTCGCCATACCGGCCCATGACGAGGATGAGCGGGGGTACAGTCTCTTTACCCTCGTCACCTTTGAAGTGGTAAGTGCTACCGTACTCTTTACCTTCCACGATCATTGTGGACAGTTTCGTCATTTGCTCCATAACCCGACGCACCACTGTGCTTTTGCCACTGCCGTTCGTTCCGCAGATTTGAATGATCATACCCGGCTCCTCATTAGTTGCTTCGGCCGCCCCTCGCCGAGGCGTGCACGTTCCATTTTGTCAAATTCACACAAACAGTTCTGAGTGTCTTGCCCACTCACTCCGGGGTAGCCGTAGTCCAACATGACCTGGTTGAGCACCCAGCGTAGGCGCTCGTTCTCCTCAATCCACTCATCCAGCTTCCACGGTGACTTGGGCGCGCGCCCCAGTACGCGGTTCAGCCCGCGCTGGCTACCGGGGCCGGGGGCGGCGAACGTCCACCAGTCGGGGGCACCCAACATCGCACCGCAGAATTTCGCGTCAGCTATAATTTGCGCCGCCATAAAAGATCCCAGCCCGTAGCACGCGGTCAGCCGGGAGTGCATGTCGGCTAAAGGCTCGTAGGGACGATAGCATAATTGCTGACGCTGGTTCCACAACGGGGTCAACACATCACGGTCCAGGTAGACCGCCCTAGGTACCCCTGGCATTCCCCCCGACCGAATCATGTATGCTCCGGAATACACGGTACCTCCGTACTCATCCTTCTGAGCCATCATCACCCCGAGCAAATTTGACAGTCTCCCTGGTACCCAGGGAACCGGGTAGCCCAGGAGCTTTAGGGTGGGCACCCAGTTAACGTGACGTGCCACCGCCGCCGCGAACCACGCATCCGGGTCGGCGTGATGAGGGTCAAACCAGTTTTTGCGCAACCACGCGGTAGTTGTATCCAGCTCACGATACACGTTGCAGAAACGGTAGGTCTGGAGTATCTTATCCTGCGTCCAAGGCCATGGCTCCCCGGCCGCTCGCCGCAGATAAATGCGGTGGCGCTCTAAGGCGAAGCTGACGATGCGGTCTGTGCCCTCGGCGGTCATGGTGATTGCCTCCTGATCACCCTATCATGCGCCCGTTTCCGGGGAAGTAAAGCTACCCCTTGGTCTGTTTGGTCTTCAATATCTGAGCTGCCTCAAACGCGAACTCAGGGTCACACATCAGTATCCGTGCCCACTCGTTAGCAGGAAGATTGGTGTTGATAACTATGGCCGGCGTAACACCCTCCGCCTTAACCACTATGTGAAGGTTTGCGCAACTATTGCAACGGAAGGCCTGAATAACTGTACCAGGTAGTAAGACGGCAGAGGGCATCAGATTAACCCCTTCTCCGTGGCCAGCCGTTCCGACAACGTGACTACCCACAACTGTTTTCCTTTCGGGGCGCGTGTCCCCGCCAACTCTAACTCCACCTGACTCTTAGGCAACCACACGCCCTCGCGCTCCTCGTCAACGCTCACAAGAATTGCACCCGTCGTCTCATGAATCAGAAACACCGTGATCTCTATTAGGTTGCTGCGCATTTTGGTTCTCCAAGTATGCAGTTATAAACGCCGCAGCTACTTGCGGGACGATCGCGTTACCGTATCCGCGCAAGCGTTCCACGCGGGAGGATAACCCATTAACCTTCTCGTGAAGTTCGAAGACACCCTCGCAGCTTTTGCTTCCGAAACCGTCAGGCCAAGACGAATCAACTGTGTCCTCACCTGATCCTCTAGGTGATAACACTTTACCAACCAACGAACACCCCCCGCGTCCCCATTTGCCCGGGGTGTTACCCACCCAGTAAGTCCTGTGCCGTCCGTGCGGTGCCCCGACGCCCGCAGCAGGGAGTACCGCCGCCCCGCAGGCGTAACTGCTTCCTTCCAGGTCAGAGAAAACAAGGTCGAGCCAAGCCCGTCCAGTTGGACCTTCAACCTGTTCCCCAAACAAGACGTCAGGTCGCCAGTATCTGATGAGCCAGAACCAGTCTGGCCAAAGGTGCCGCTCGTCAGTAAACCCTTTTCTCTTGCCTGCCGTGCTGAAAGGCTGGCATGGGCAAGAACCCGTCCATACGGGTTTGTCGTCTGGCCATCCGGCGAGTCGAAGGGCGTAGCTACAACCTCCGATTCCTGCAAAGAAGTGACACTGGGCGTATCCGAGCAAGTCTCGGGGGGACACATCACTGATGCTTCTCTCATCTACGTCTCCTGGGGCTATTAGACCCTCGCTAATTAAGTTGCGGAGCCACTGGGCTGCGAACGGGTTTATCTCGTTGTAATAAGCAACCACTTCGACCTCACAAATACGGATACGCCCTATCTGTCAGGCTATCTACTATGGTCAGCTTCTGCCTTGCACGCGTTGCTCCAACATAAAACACGCGGGCTTCGCCGTCCTCGTTTCGCTCCATCTCGACGAAGCTGCGGCGGGCCATTTCTGTCATCAGGATCACCTCGTCTGCCTCCCCGCCCTTGCTGCCGTGGATAGTGCTTAACCTCACCCGGGCCTTGCCCGTCAGCCGCTCGCCCGCCCGCCGGGCCGCCAGCATGTATGATATCTCGTCCGGGGGAAGACGCGTCAGGGCGTCGTGCCAAATTGCGGTAGTAGTTAAGCCGAACTGATTTATTAAATCAGTTAGGCTTAACTTTTCCTCCTCGCACTTCTTCAACTTTGCCTTTGCACCCCGCATCACTCCCTCGCCCGCCGTCATGTAGGAGTAGACCGCATTAGCGTCGTCAGCCGAAACGGAACCTCCGGACCGCAGCTTCTCCCAAGCCTGTACCGCGCGTAACACGGCCGGGCTCACCGCCGAGCGGCCCCCGAAGTCGTAAAGCACACCTCTACGCCTCAATTCGGGTTCTACCTGCTCCTGTAACACGTAGTTGTTTCGTGCCAACACCAGAATATCTTCACCGCTGAAATTGCACCCGCTGATGTCCAACTCACGTCCTACAGAGCCCTCCTCATCACGAGGCTCCCACGCCTTCGGCCTCCGGTGGGCTACCCGCCCTATAACGGCGTTGGCCACCCCCTGAACGGCGCGGGGCACCCGGTGGCTCCTCCCCAGAACCCTAACGCTACCCTGCATATTGACCAACGTATCCACGTCCGCCCCTGCCCAAACGTACAGAGCCTGGTCGTCGTCGCCAGCTATCACCACCCGCCGTGCTCCCTGCGCAAGCCGCCAGACCACCCGCCATTGGAGAATTGACAAATCTTGTGATTCGTCCACCAACAATACGTCCAGCGCCGGGGCGGTGTCCCGGACCAGCATCTCCTGAAGCATGCCCGTATAGTCCAGCAGGCCGTGCGCTGTCTTGTACGCCGCGTAGCAACGGCTCACGTGGTCCACCGTTCCCCAACTTAGCCTGTCGTCGTCCTCATCATACAACTGGCGTAACGGTACCCCCCGCATGCGTGCTAGGTTCTCCATAAACAACACACGGTCACCTACCTCGTAACCCGCGAAGGTTCCGTCATCACACCACGTACCTGTTACCCGAACACCCGCGTAATCACTAAAATCTCTCAAACGGTCGCGCTCCATAACGTCCTCCGGCCGCAACCCTAGCGTTCGGTAAGCTAGTGAGTGCAAAGTTCGGAAATGGGGGAAGTCAGAACGGGGCAGCTTGAACCGTTCCGCCGCGCGGCTGATCGCAGTCTCAGCCCCGCGCCGGGTGAACGTAACGAAACCAACCCTGTCCGGGGGGGTGCCACTTACCATCTCGTTGTCCACTATGTCCAACAGGGTCGTAGTCTTACCCGTGCCTGGAGGCCCCAGTATTATCTCAGGCTCCGCCATACGTATTCTCCATTACAGGATCTTCCCCGGCCATGACGCGCTCGATCTTTTCCTTGTCCTCCGCACTCAAATAGTAACCCCCGCTGTGCCTGTGAATGGTTATACCGTAGGGCTTTAGCCGCTGACGTATACGGCAGATGTAAGTTACCACCAGGTTTCCTGACTTGGTTGTTTGAGCAAAGGGACTAATCAACTCGGTTAACTCAGTGGCAGCTATTGGCCCGTACTTTGTTACCCAAATCAACACTCGGCTTTCTTGTCCAGTTAAACCGTACAACCCCAAACGTTTACGAGCATCCCCGGCTAGCTTACGGTAACGGTTAAGCTCCTGCTCCAAATCTTCTATCCGGGAACGTAGACTAATTACTTCTTTCTCGTATGCGCTGGGTTCAGTCACCACCGTTCCCCTATCGTCAGGAATCGAAACAGAAACCACACGCTCCACAGGACGGCCCGTACAACGAACAATCCCAGCATAACGATCATCCAAAATAAGAACAGGAAGAGAAAAAAGGGTAAGAGGAGAATCATACTGGAACTCCTGGTACAGAAGGAGAATCTGACTGCGGCGGCCGACGGAACTGCCGGCTGGGCACCCACCACACGTTGACTCCGTGTCCTTTGATATTGAAGAAATGATCACCGCCCCCGAAACGCTTAATCTGCTCGGTCATCTGGCCTCGGCTAGTGGTCTTGTCCCCTTCGCGCTCAAGGAATTTAGACAAATCTCTCAAGCGGAAATAATGCCGCCCGGCTTCCTCGTCCTCCCAGGGGCGTCCCCTTAGCAGGTCCTCCCGGCTCGTGCCGCGTTGCCGATTGGTGAGGAACTCCTCTAACCTCTCGTGAAATATCCCCTGACGACCTACTTCCTGTGGAGCGGGCACTAGGTGAACATCCCGCATCGCCTCGCTCAATACCGTAAACCAGTCGCTCTGTTTTATGGCCATGTAACATCTGTTCAACTCTGACATACACTTGGCGTGGAATCGGCGGTAATCCTGTAATTCCTCGGTATTGACCTCCAGCCGGCTGTCCTCTACGTTGACAAACCATATCGGCGGGTCTGTGTCCAGTTTACTAATACCGGAGATAGCCGGGAATGCTCCCTCATCCCCTACCCCATAACGCCGCGCGCGGCACACCGCTGCGTTGCAGTGACTCTTCATCGGCTCTGTTTTACACGTGTACAAGTAGTCTTTGCTGCGCAGAGACCTTATTACCGAGGCTAGGCCCTCGGAGGAACCGGGGGGATCCAGATGGTCCTGGTTGGCCTGCTCTAACAGAGCCTCCCAGTCTGAAGGGTTGGTCTTCTTAAAATATATACCCATCATCAACAAAGTGTTGTTCTGGTATCCGGGCTTAATCCCTCCTACTACCAAGTGCTGCAGGCAAGGAGGCCCGTCGGAAAACGCCACCCCCGTACCTGGGGGGGCTGTTCCGTTGACTGATGGGGCAGGGCGCGAGCGTGCCCGGGCTGCCAGGGCAGAGCGGGGCTGGCGGCGCTCTTCTGCCAGGGCTAAAAACTCCTGTACGGTCTGCTCCCCCCCGCTCGCCTTAACCCCGACCTGCATCCTAAGCTTGTTATCGTATGTCCCCCCGAAATAGGGCATCACGATCCAGTTGGGTTTATCCCCCCGGTCAGCTAATATCTCCGTCTGCTTGGGGAACACCTCTGAGTTAGCGTAACCTAACCGGGCCAACACGTCCCGCAAATAGCGTTGAACTTCTACCGCCGGAGCCGGTTCACTGAGAAACAAGAATAAGTGCACACCCCCGCTCTTGCTGTAACAGGGAACTAGCGGTAACTTGGCCCGTTCTATAGCCTGTACTAGCTGTATAATGTCGATTTCGTAATCGTCTACGTCGCCGCTGCCCCACAGGCAAGTGCCGTCTTCTCGTATAGGGGCCACACCCAACGGGCGCTCTCCACTTAGGTGTTTCTCCCACAACTCAACAGTAGCGGGACCGGGTACCGTGCGTGCGGTCTTCTTGATGTGCCACTTCAGGCTGTCGGGGTCCTGCTGAGGTTCCCCATGTGTGCCGTGTGCCCCCAAGAAGCCCGCAAACAGGGTTGCCATCCGCTGTGCAACAGTTTTTGACATTCGCCTGCTTCTGATTAAGTTGCCCCACAGCCCGGGGTCTATGCCCCGGGCGTAAATCAGTCCACAGGCTAAATACCTACCTTCTCCGCTTCCGCGTCGCTGGTGCGGGGGGAGCGCTCAGGTTCCCCCCGGCTGTCCTCCTCCACCGCCTCTGCCACCTTCTCGCCGCTCATAACCGCCTGATAGAGGGCCAGCCCCAGATCGTACTGCTGCGCGCTCTCCACCCAACCAGCATCCACCGCCTTGATGACGTACCAGCTGTTACCGTCCTTCTCTTTGCGCACCGTGGTGAGCCTGTATTTGCGGGCGAAGCTGTCCAGTGGTTTGCCGCTCTGATCGCGGAACTGGTTCATCAGTTGCATCCACGTTCGGCTGACCGTGTGACCCGTACTGGAGAACGGAATCACGTAGGCATCTGCCCCCACCAAAACGTAATGCTCCCGCGTCTCGACGAGAATGTTGTTGTTCGGCCGCGCCCACACTATTTGCGGCCGCCCTTGATCGTCCAATACCTCCTTCTCAAAAGCGTCATCAGGACGTTCGTTGTGTCGCCCCTTGAAACCGTCGCCTCGCTTCGGCCCCCACTCCAACCACCCCTTCCAGAAGGCGCAGGGTTGAACCTCAATGCCCTCCGTACCGCTGATAATCTTGTCGGTTCCTCGCACCCACAGTTCGCCAGCTTTGGCACCCTTGACATAGGTGTCAGCGCGCTCGTCGGTCTGAGGACTACTCTTTTGTAGAACCAGCAACAACGGGACGATATTGTCGTCTCGCGCTGTGCTGACGCCGCGCCCCTCGCTCGCCGCCAGCCGGGCCGCCAGATAGGCCGGAACTCCCCCGGCCGCTCCCACCACCGCCGGGGGTTGAGCCTTCGGCGCTTCTGCTTCTTTGGTCTTCGTCACTGCTTTTGCCATTTTATCAGTCCTCTATTTCTTTGCCTTGGTCTTCCAAGCCTTACCACCCACCTTGACCTCCACCTTCTCACCTATGTAGACGCCGAGGAGGTCCTGCGGCACCACGCGGTTCGCCTCCATCTCCCGCTTCACCATGGCGGTGAGGCTCTGGGGTAGGACCGAAACCTTACTTTCGTACTCAAATTTGTTTTTACTGAGTAACGCCTCCAGCTTCTTAGCCCGCGCGTTCTCGCCCATGTTAAATTGCAGTTTGATTGCGTGCTTGATCAGGTCGGCGTGACCGTTCTCCTCCAGCCAAACGTAGGCCATCCCCTCTCGTTCTTTGGGAATGGAAGCGTTGACGATCTGTTTCCGGCTGAACTCGGCCGGGGGGTTGTTGCCATCGGCTTCTAGGCTAAAGGCCGGTATCTTGGCTTCCAGCATGATGTCCAGCAGGGTCCTGCTCTCGCTAAAGTTGATGGCTGCCACTATCTCCGCCAACCTAGCCTCTAGGTCCTCCTTCTTCATGTACAGGTCTCGGAGATGGCTGGCCTCCTTACGAACCTGCTCTAGGGTTATAGGGCTCGTCGGCTCTTCGGCGCGCTGCGACCCGCGCCGAACAAAGTCCGGTATGTTATCTGCGGTCATATCGGTATGTCCTGCTCCTGTTGTGCCCCAGATTTAGTATGCGCCCCATCGGGGGAAAGTAAAGCCCATAGGTTATGCGTTTTTGGGTTGGGAATAAAGGGTTAAAAATGGTTTTCCCAGCGACACTTATCCCGCGCCTATTAGATTATTGCTCCTCGCGGGGCCGCGCGGCCCGCGCTCGGGACCGGCGAGCGCGCGTATTAGGCAAAAATCATAAACCGATAGGGTGCGGGTGGGCTTTACTTCCCCCCGATGGGGCGCATAATAGGGGTTCAGGAGGTTGACATGACCGTATACGTTGACGATGTTCGCCACACCTTCGGCCGAACGGTTATGTGTCACATGTGGGCGGATAGTCTCGATGAACTCCTTAACATGGCTGTTCACCTGAATTTGAACCACAAGTGGTTACAAAAACCCCCGACAGCTTCCTGGGTGCATTTCGATATTAGCCTAGGTCTCAAGGTTAAGGCTATTGCCCAAGGTGCAGTGTTAACTGACAAGTATGGCCCAGTAGAACATCTGGCCTGTTTAGACATTAGCAGTGGTGATCCCGAGCGTGCGGAACGGGGTAAAAGAAAACTGGATCAAATTAAAAAGTGTAGGTCTCTGTAAGACCTAGTGACCTACACACTCAGATGAGGTGCATAATAGGGGGTTAAGGAGGTTAACATGAAACGAGAACCAGCCAGCAATGAGGTTAAAAACCCGGGTCACTACGACCGCTGGACGTGTCCTGCTTGTTACGAAGACCTTCCGGTGAAAACCCCGGGAACCTACGTCTGTGCTTCATGCTCGTACACGATTGAGTGCTCGTTAGATAGAGAACCAGTATGCGTGTCCCGTTTGATTTACAAGGACGAAGTCGGTTGACCAGAGTCATACCCCCCGCCTACGCCCACCAACGTGAAGGCTTCCTACGTGCCCTTAGCGGCTGGGCCGGAAACCCTAACGTGTTCGCCCTGCTCATGGACATGGGTACGGGCAAGAGCCGGGTGGTTACGCGGGTCTGGTGGCGCAGGGTAGCAGATGGCGTGGTGGACGACCTGCTGATCGTCGCCCCGAAGGGTTGCTACATGAACTGGAGCCGAAAGGACGAGGAGGAACCCGGAGAGTTCGAGAAGTGGTTTACTCCGGAGGAGTACGACCGTCTGTATATACGGTCCTGGGTCAGCGGGGCGGGGGTGCGGGCTACCAGAGAACTGGAAAAGTTCCTAGTGTACCGGGGGCCTCTGGCCCGTGTTCTTCTGATGAATGTCGAGGCTCTAAGCTCCCCCGGCAAAGCGCGTGAGTTTTTGATCGCCTACCTAAAAAGCCGGCGGGTCATGTGGGTGGTGGACGAGTCGGCCTGCATAATGCACCACGATAGTGCCCGGACGGCGTTTATTCACCAGCAACGTACTCTGGCCACCCACCGCATGATTTGCACAGGGTTGATCGGGCCGGAGGAGCCGTTGAACGTGTTCTCTCAGTTCTGGTTCCTGGACCCCCGCGTGATCGGTCACCGGGACTATTACAGCTTCCGCCGCCACTACGCAATACTTCAGAAAGTGGATTACCGACCCGTAGACCAACGCGAGGCCCAGGAGAAGCGGCCGAAGTGGGAAGGGGTTTTGTATTATCACCGTCAGAGCGATAAAGCCTGGGCAGTCAGCAAGACGAAGAACGACGAACCAACCTGGTTGCCAAAACGTTTCTCACAACGCGGCACCCCCCGGCCGGGGGGTTGCTACATGTTTCGGGTCTCCCGTTGGTTGGCGGAGGAAGCAGGGTTGTGCGAGGCGACGGGCCGTCAGGGGGTAGAGGTCGTCGTAAGTTACCGTAATGTGGAAGAATTACGTGAGAAGATAGCTCCCGCTAGCTACCGGGTCGAGATGACCAACGTGATCGACATACCAGAACCTGTGTATATGCCGATACGATGGGTGGAGATGACCCCGGAACAAGAGCGTATGTACAGGGAGATGGGTAAGTACGCCAGCACAGTGTTGGAAGATTCTCACATCAGCGTTAACACCAAGTTGGATCAGTTGATTAAGTTGCAAAGTCTTCTGTGTGGTCATGTGACCACTGAGGAGGGTCAGGTCATAGATGTCCCCTCGCGCCGGGTAGACGCAGTAATGGAGGTATTGCAGGACTATTCAGGGAAGGCTCTGATTTGGGCTCCCTATCCGCGCCTACTGGGGAAGATAGCGGCGGCGCTGAGAGAAGCTTACGGGGAGGCTAGCGTGTTGGAGTTCTGGGGTGATACCAGTGCGGCAGACCGGGAGGAGAACAAGCGTCGGATACAGAGGGACGAGAAGGCACGTTGGATGGTGGCCAACCAGGCCGTGGGAGGGGAGGGTAATACGTGGACAGAGGCCCGGTTGAGTGTGTACGCGGCTAACGGGCCGAAGAACCGGGACCGCCAGCAGAGCGAGCGCCGTAACTGGCGCGCAGGCCAGAAGCAGACCGTCACCTACGTAGACTTGGCCGTGCGGGGCACTATAGACGAGAAATGGGTGGCCACGATACGGCGAAAGATGGACTTAGCCGCCGCCCTGACAGGCGACAGCTTTAAGCGATGGTTGGTGTAAATAGGGTACTATGGTAACAATATCAACACAAGACATAATGGTCGGAATAGCCGGGGCAGGCCCGGGTGCTTCTGGGGCCGTGGCTGTGTGATAATAGGTAGCTGAAAATTAATTGCGCATCACCTAAATTTCATATTTGGCTTTTGCGCAACTAGGGCTTAGGTTGGGTTTACCGACAAACGGGCCGGATGAAGCGGGAGACGAGAAATGACCGACACAATCTTAGGTTATACATGGGAAGCTATCCAGCGCGCGCAACGTGGCGGGAAATTGAGCGATCCTGTCCCATTGGCTCCCGCGCCTATCGCTTGGGACGCCAGCGATGACGATTTGCTTGCCAAGTATCCTACGGCCGCGCAACTGGAAGCGGCCGGTTTTTACGGCGTGGCGGATCGCGCTAAACGCCTCGGGAAGCTCTGATCCTTCTCTCAACCCTCGTAGTCCGGTGCGGGTAGGCTTTACTTCCCCCCGTAAGCCGGGGGGGTGGGGGTGCACCATCGCTTCGTCCCGCGCGACATGTCCCACTATCCGGGCGCGAGGCTATACGAGATTCGGAAGACGCACAGATGAAAACCCACTAGAGCCAGTACACCACTGTAAACTTATGCCCCGACGTTGCCGCGTTGACCATGAGCGGCAGCGTCGAGTTGGCAATGGCCGTGAAACTTTGACCTGGGGACAGCCGCACGGTAGTGTTGTTGCCTACGAGGGACGGTGTGCCCGCTGGGTTGACGAACAAGTCCTCCGGCAACACGCTGCTGAGAAAACCCTGGTCTGTGGCCAGAGAAGGGTTGGTGATGTACCCCCCGCTGACGCCGGGGGGTATGGCTATTACAGCTGTGCCTCCCGTCGTCACCTGGTAGCTAATTCCGCCTTGGGGTGTGTAAGACATCGTTAACCTCGATTAGTACGAGAACCACAAGAAACCGCTAGCGCCAGCGCCACCTGTGGCTGTTCCTCCCCCCGTGGGGTTAGCGCCCCCATTAGCGCCTCCCCCTGGAAACAACCCGGGCGCGCCGTTAGCTGGGGTAGAACTGGCTAAACCCAATGTGGGGATCCCACCCCCGAAAGGAGCGGCCCCTCCGAAGCCGCACCCGGCCTCAGAACCCACTGCGAATGAAATGCCGCCGCTTTGACCTGTAAGATTCAGACTGCCCCCGAAACCCGTGCCGCCTGTGCCGGGGATGTTGGTCCCGTTCGGGGAGCCGCCCGTACCGCCGTGTGCTCCGTAAGAACCGTTGAACGACGTGTCCCCCCCGGTTCCACCTGAGGCGTTACCCACACCACCCGCGCCCCCAGCACCAACTATGATCGGAATCACTTGGCCGGGGGTGACAACAATGTTAAGTGTTTTGGAGTAACCACCGCCGCCACCCCCCGAAGAGGAAGTACCCGCCCCAGACGAGCCACCCCCGCCTCCGCCACCCCCCCAGCAGTTGAGT